CTCCTAAAGAGATTGATAAAGTAGTAGGTAAGCTTGCTGCTGAGAAATGGGAAGGATATGATGCTCGTTGGAAAAGTCGATATAAGGACAGGCAAGAGAAAAGATGGAAAGGGAAGACTCCGGAGCCAATAAATATTCCGAAGGATGTTGATGGAAAATATAGTCCCATTTTACATTTAGGTAATAAGAAGCAAAGAGTTTTACGTAAAGAATATTCCGAGGCCTTAAAAGAGCATAGGGCTGATAGAGAGAGTAAGGGTATAAAGCAGTTTGATTCTCCTGGTTTTACTACAGAAGATTGAAGCTGTTAAGTTTTTGTGTCGTTGATAATACTCTCTTAATATATAAATTAAAATAACATAATAAATCTTATATCTATAATTTCTTAAATACATATAAAATCAATGAAAAATTATTTACGGTATAAAAAGGAGAACGACACATGGCAATGGGACCTTTAGAGAGTTTCGTATTTCCAGGTGTATACGTTGAAACTACTACTGAAGCAGCGGGTGCTAATTCAGCTGGTGATATTCGTATACCTGCCTTTGTTGGCGTATCTGCTGAAACTGTTCGAGTTGGTAACTTCGAGATGGTTAGAGGTTCATCAGCTATTGCTGATAACCTTATCCTTGATGAAGATAAAAGCTCACAGTTTACGGGTACAGAGAATGTATTAACAGTTGCTAATTTTCCGATAGTAACTGGTGATGGAAGCGGAAAAGTAGCTACTAGTCCTAATAATGTAATTGTCACGATAAATGGTCAGAATGTGGCGGTTAATTCAGTGAATGGATTAACGGGGGAAGTAACTCTTGTACAAATTCCAGCAGATGATGATGAAGTAAGAGCTAATTATTATTTCAAGCGTCGTGATACTTATATTGAAAAAGAGGATATCTCTGATCAAGTAGATGGTACTGCTACGAGTTTTAAAGTAGATAGTTCAAGAATTGTAAAAGGTGACAATGGTGGTAGATCTGCTGTTGATACTGATATTACAGCTACTACTACTATTCTATATAATCCTGATCCAGCAGTTATCGGTGATGAGTATGAACGTACTGTAAGAGTCTTCCAGGTTTTTGTTGATGGTTCTGAGGTCACAGTTACTCATCTTTACGGTTCTGAAGGAACATTTACACTTCAAAGTGCTCCAGCAGTTTCATCAGAACTTACTGTTACCTATTTTTCAAATACATGGCAGGATACTTATGACATTCTTCCTGCTCCAGTTGTTGATGCTCTTATCAAAGTTGGTTTGAGTCAGGATACTAATGACTTTTCGATTGGTAATGACTGCGTTTTAGCAGGTTATAATCAAGTTCATTGGGGAGCCTCACAGAGTGCTGCACAGGGTTTATATACTGCAGGATCAGATCCTCTATTAGATAATGTTGATTTAAGTATTACTGATACTGTAGTATATGGTCGGGCAGCAGATCCTCTGACACCATACACTATTGCTGGAGTTACTCAGGTTAATGCTAATGGTGAAGAGGTTAACCTTGATGGTAATAAAGTTTTCGTACTTCCTACGACCCCAGTTGATGGATCTGGATCAAGTAAAGCTACTGAGGACCCAGCAGATATCATTGCTTATATAGGTGATACATGGATTAACGCATTAGCCTCTGGACCGGTTACAGTAACAAAAATTGATGGGAATCAGATTACTTTAACTACTTCACCCTCACAAGCTCTTGAAGAAATCGTTTATGTTTCATACTCTGAGAATAATCTTATAGATGATGTTTGGACGATGACAAATAGAGTTCCTGGTGCTGCTGGTGTTGGTAAATACACCATTGAATCAAGAGTTACTGGTAATGGTCTTGAAGTTTCTCATATTGGAGGTACTGTCACTCCGGTTTATTCAGGAGCAGGAACAGATAATTTTCTAGTAGATCCTTTAAAAGCATCTGTAGAGAGAGTGATTTGTACTTTTGATGGTGCGGGTAGTTTCACTGTTACATCTCTTCTTGGTACTACTTTTCTTCTTCCGGGAAGAACTGGTTCAGTGATTACTTACAATCAGAATGTTGGATACACAGGTAAGACATACATTGATCCTACTACTGGTTTCAGAGTCACTTTTTCTGGTGACACTGGTGCATTTAATCCAGCAGCAGGCACTACTGTTATATATGACATTGGTGATCCTACTGTGTCTGATGCTACTCAAAAGCTTTATATTACGGCTGCTTCAGATAATGTAAGAGTTATTCCTGGTATCAATTTAACAGTTCTTACTACAAGTGGTGGTTCAGTAGATAATACTGATGATACTGTTATCATTAACACTTTCAATAAGAGTGGTAATGAGCCTGCGAATGGTGATATGTACTATGTAACTTTTGATAAAGTAAAAACGGATTATACTGCTAAATTCCTCACTAACATGAGAGATGTTGTTAAGTACTTTGGTCCTATGGATATTAATAACAAATGTACGATGGCTGCTAACTTGGCATTTCTTAATGGTGCTCAGGCAGTAGCAATTAAGCAAATCCAGAGAGTTACTGGTGGTACTGATGGATCAGTGCAGGATTATATTGATGGTATTGATGCTTTCAATGAACCTCTTCCAAATGGTTTGAGACCTACATTGATGCAGGCATTGACTACAAATTCCGAGGTTATAAGTTATCTCAAGACTTCAAATGCGATACAATCAAGTATTCGTTATAAAAATGAGAGAACAAGTATCTTTGGTTTTGCTGTTGGGACGACACCTGATCAGGTTATTAATTCAGTTCGTGCTCTTAAGACTGAGAAGCTTACACCGATCTATCCTGATGGAGCGATTGTAGGCATTACAGATGCTTATGGTAATGAAGTTGAATATGTTGTTGATGGTTCGATAATTGCTGCGGCGGTAGCGGGTCGCGATGTTTCCCCAGTTTCTGATATTGCTACTACTCTTACAAATTCTACTATAGTAGGATTTAAGAGATTGTATCGAAGATTGGACAATGTTAACGCTGCTTTGGTTGCTAATGCAGGCTGTACTGTTCTTGAGGAACAAACGCCGGTTATCAAGATTCTCTTTTATCTTACTTCAGATACTTCAACTGCTTTAACAAGAAATCCAAGAATTGTGGAAGTTAAGCATTTTGTACAGCAAGGTATGAGAAGGGCTCTTGATAGATACATTGGTGTTAAGAATCTTCCTAAGATGCGTTCACAGGTTAGTGATTCTGTTGGGGCATACTTCAAATCTCTCAAAAAGAGAGAACTCATTGTTGATTTTACAGGAATTAATGTGTCTCAGAATGTTCAAGATCCAAGTACTCTTGATGTTGAAGCATATTACAGCCCAGTGTTTCCTTTAGACTGGATTGTAGTAACATTGAATTTGAGACAGAGTCTTTAATCATAAACAATAGTAAAAACAAATTATTATAAGGAGATTTAAACATGAATCGTATAGCATTAGCAAAGAGACTGGAGAGCCTTTCAGAAGTTTTTGCCAGCCACACACAGTATAATCGGGATCTTAGAGCAATGTCTTATGTTTTAAATAAGATGGCTGATGATAAATTTAAGGGGATTATTTCCCAGGATTTTTCAGCAGATTCTGGTATGTTTTCGGATGAGGCTTGTGGTCCTATGGGTCCTGGAGTGGGTCCTAGAGCAGGTAAACCTAAAGTTATAGTAATTGAAAAAGAAGAAGATACAGCACCTATGCCTGGGAAAGGGGTAATACCAATGTCTCTTGAAGCTAACGAAAAGACAGCCGGTATGTTTTGGAATAAAGATGCTTCTAAAGCTGTCGTTGATAATTTACTTCGTGATGTCGTCGGTATGAACAAGTCTGTTTGTTGTGATACCGGTCGTGAACTTGAAAGTAATCAGGTTCCTGATGATAAACATAAGGGTCTTCCAGAGACCCCTAAATCTTTGACAGCTGAGCAGACACCTAATGGTGCAGAATCTATTGAGAGTGGAATGGTTGCAAAATCTAAAGGTGCTGTAAAAAAAGAAGCGGGAAGTATTAAAGGTCCAGGAGTACCTGATGGTACTGGTCCTGGAAAAGATTCTCCTGAGTGTAAAATGAAGAAAGAAGAGAAAGAAGCGGGAAGTATTAAAGGTCCAGGAGTGCCTGATGGTACTGGTCCTGGAAAAGATTCTCCTGAGTGCTCTATAAACAAAAAAAAGAAAGAGAAAGAAAAAGAAAAAGAAGCTAGTCTTGAAGACATCAAGAAGAAAAAAGAAGAAGCTGCAGCAGCTAAGGATAAAAAGGATCTTGAAGACTTGAAAAAAGCTCAGAAAGCCAAGAAAAGCGAAAAGAATGCTTCAGAAGAAGAAGCTGAGAAGAAGGAAGAAAAAGATGCAGCTATTGAATCTGCTTCTTCAGTTTTTGAAGGTATTGAACTTTCAGCTTCTATGGATGAATGTGAGCTTGACGCTACAGAAGCTGCTGAACTCAGCAAGCTTTTTGAGTAATTATGGTAAGATAACGGTAAGACAACGATAAGGAGAAATAGATTATGGGAAGAGATAGGGATACATATGTCCATCGGTTAGGGGTTACTCCCGAAACCGCTTCGGTCATAAGTTCAAAGAACAAAATTTATGCTATCCCAGCTGATGGAGACCTAACCACCGCATTTCAGATTGGAGTAGTTGCGACTTTTGACCCTTCTGAGTCGCGTACTATCGAACCTGTTCGTGGTATTGGTTTTGGCGATCATGTAGCTGAGTTGGTCCCTGGTGCTACGGATCCTATGACTCTAGGTGTCACACGTACTGCTCAATATTTATCCATGATCTTTCAGGTCTTTGGATATAAGGGTGGTATTGATGGTATCGTGAGATCACTCCGTCATCACAAGTGGCCTTTTGATATTGTTCAGGAAGTGGTTATAAGTCGTTTACCTTCAGTTGTTGATGGTAAATTGGATGCGGCAGGGCTTACTCCTAACGGTATCAATGGTGAGCTTGATGCAATGCTTACTTATTATGAAGGTTGTTGGATTTCGGATTATGGAATTTCTTATGCTGCAGATGCAGCGCTTGTTCAGGAAAATGTTACAGTTAATGTAACTGATATTATAGCTAGCACAAGTGAAGACTATATTGAACTTGGTGATTATTTTAACTTGAACGCAATTTCAAGAATTGCTGATCCAGAATCTAACATAATTACTAGTGCTACTTCTACAGGACAACCTAGTGGAGGATTAACAGTTTAAAGGGTTTTGTCTCCAAGAGGGAGACTTACTAATATTCAAATAATATAACATATATTACATTTTTTACTATATAAAATAAAATATTCATATCTACATCCCCCTCTTTTATACAGACCCTCTGTATAGTATTTCTTTATTTCTACATATAAAAACATATCTCATATAAGGAGACTGTCATGTCTTTATTTGACGTCATTAAATCATTGGAAGAAAAATTTTCTTACAAAAAGGAAGCTATTGTTAATGAAATTAAATTTGAGCTTACTCTTCTTAATTATGAGCAAGATCAATTAGTAAGTGCTCTTCCTGAGAGTTCTGAGGATCCCTTAGCTTTTTATGAGAAGACTAGAATGCAGATTTTGTCTTATGCTATCATAAGTATTGGTGGTGAGATTATACCTAAAATTGTTGAGATAAAAACAGAAGATAAAGTCGAAACAAAGGAAAAAGCTATTTATCTTCGTGAGTTTTTAAAAAAGCTTCCTCCTAAAATATTGGAACAACTTTTTGAGGTATATATAGATTTTAAAGAAGAAGTGGAAAATACTCTTGATAAAGGTATTGAATATAGTTGGTATAAGACTCCAAAAGTAAGAGAGGCGGAAAGAAAAAAGAAGGAAAAGGAATATAAAAAAAGACAAGAAGAAGATGATGAAGCTTCTACAGAAACTCCAAAGGATAAACTTGAAGAAAATTCAGAAGATAAACCTATAGTTTTTACTAAAATTGATATAAAAGAGGATGAAGATAATAAAGTAGATCAGGTTTAATTAAATGGAAGTATTAGAGGCATATGAAAATATTGAACGGATAATTACCTATGGGTTTTTATCCGTTAGAATTTTTGTAAATGGTCATGATCTATTAATAAAAAATATATCAGATAAAGAATACTATCAGATGAATATGTTTTGTTCTAATAAGGATAAATTTAAGATTAATCTTTTTAGCATAGCATATAGTACGGTTTCGATAGATGGAATAAATTTATTAGAGAATCGAAATGAGTGCTTTTCTGATATACTTAAATTTTATAGTCAATTACCGGGGCTGTTTGTTCTTAAGATTGTTGAAGCGATCTATGAATTAAACCAGGCCTATATAGAATCATTGGATTATCTTGAAGGATTTAGTTATTCCACTAAATCAAGATATTTATGGTCTGTTTTGGATCCGTATAATCGATCAGCGTTTGTTGGTATGAGAGGTCTTGATATTATAGGGATTAATAGTGTCACGGAGAACTGGATAAATATAAATAAAAGATTAGATGAAGAGCAGGAATATGGAAAAGATTTTAATTTGACACTTCTTATAGTAGGGGCTTCAAATTATAAAAGTGCTAAGACATTATCAAAGAATTTTGAAACACATACTAATGAGCTTAAAGAGTTAAGGGATGAAATTTGTAAATACGGGTTCGATAGAAAAAGAATAGAGGAGAATAATAAAAAAAGGGAAGAATGGACTGCTCCATTAGTTTCTCGGGAAGATTTAGTAAGAGAGCTTTCCCGTCAGATGACAGGGAAAAAAGATAAACATGATTTATATATAGATCAATGGATGGAAAATCAGAAAAAGAGAGCAGAAGCAGCTAAAAAGAATGTTGAAGAAAGACAAAAAGCGTTTAGGAAAAATATCGAGATTGCAGATCTTGATTTATTAGAACCTTCAAAACCCATATCAACTATTGAACTAAATAAAATATTAAATAAAAAAAAGAATGTAGACCCAGATAAGACATATATGGCAGGTAAAGAGAAAGATGAAATGAAAGAGCGTGTATTAAGAAAAATAAGTACCAAGATTATACGTCCTGATATGAAGGGTGCCGGAAATGAATATTAAAGAGATACAAGATCAAATAAAAGAGCTTAATAGATTGAAATCTACTCAAGAGAATATTCTTAGAATTGAGAAAAATTTAAATACCCTTATGTTACAAGGTACTAATGTACGTAAAAGATATACAGATGCAATGTCAGCATCAGCTACTGCTCAAAGAGATCTTTTAGATAAAGAGGAAAGTTTATCTTCTTCTTTAAAAAATACGCATAAAGAGTTAGAAAAATCTTCAGATAAATATAAATCATTAAAAGAAGATCAGGAAAAACTCGTACTTACTGCAAAGAAAGTACGAAAAAATAGTGGAAAAGGAAGTGATGAGTATAAAAAGGCTAATAAGATTTTAAAGGAAAATAGAGAAGCTATAATTAATACTCAAAGATCCATGGAGGGGTATGTAAAGGATTTAAATAAAGCTAAAGATTCTATTAACAAGTTAAATGGTAATGCTAAAACAATGCAAGGGACTTTTGATAAACTTGCCCTGGTAGATAGTTCAGATATTGGGTCTATGAATAATCTTAATGATCTTACTAAGCGACGTATTGAAATAATGAAAGAGCAGTATGATCTTTTAGTAGCAAACGAACAGATGACTGAGGAAGAGAGTAAAGATCTAAAAGAGCAGCTTGATACTATGGAGGGTATCGCCAGTGTACAGGGTGATTTATTAAAACGTAAGGTTTCAAAAGGAGCTCATGGAATAATAGATGAGACTATAAAACAAGGCGGCAATTTAAGGGATACTCAATACGGAAAAGCCAGACAATTACGTGAGAGTCAGCTTGGAAATTTGAAAACAATGTTCAGTAGTAAAACAAGTTTATCTCAAAAGATTGAAAGTGCTAAATCTTATAGAGGTTCAGGTAAAGATCTCAGTAAATTAAATGAGATTATGGGAGCTACAGGTAAGACTGCTGCTGGTTTTACAGGTATTGTGAGGACATTGGGTGTAGCATTTAAGGCATTAGGAGCTATAGGATGGATAGGTTTAGTAGTATCAGCTATTAAAGCTGTAGCTAGTTTGGTAAATAGATTAGATAAATTTTTAAAACAATTTAATCAAACGTTTGCTAAGCTTCATGGTCCTACGGTAATGATGGGTAATATAGATAAAGCTATGGATAAGTTTACAGATTCAATATTTAATTTACAGAGAAATCTTAAGTATGGCTTGAAATCTGAAGATATAATGGGAATGTTTCAGGGTATAGCGGAAGCGGGTATGAGTCTTCAGGGAGTAATGAAAAACGTAGCTGGAGGATATAATAAGTTGATTGAGGATTCTGCTAAAGTTCATCTTGATTTTGGGGTTTCTATGCAAGAAGCAGGAGCCATGCTTGGTGAGCAAATGACTGATTTAAGATCCACTTTGGATGAAGCTTCAGATAGTTTTAAGGTTTTAGCATATGATGCATCATTAGCGGGGATACAGTCTCAAAAGTTTTATCAAGCTACTTATGCAGCTGCAGAAGCTTTAAGTTATTATGGTAAATTTCTTACTTCAGCATCCAATACTCTTAAGAATTTTCAGGATCAGGGGGGTATGGGTTTTAAAGATGCCCAGAAGCAAACCCAGGAGTTGACCAATCTCTTTAAAGATATGGATAATAATACAAGAGTTGCTTTTATGAATATGTCTGGTGGAGTAGAAGCTTATAGAAAAGATTTTGTAAAGTTAGAATCCGACTCAAAAGCTGCTATAGCGAAGCACTTAGATTCTTTAGCGGCAAAAAGAAAAGGTTTAGCAGAAGCTGAGAAAAGTGGTAATAAAAAGGCAATAGATTTAATAAAGAATGAAATTTCTGCTGAAGAGAAACAATTGGTTACTACAGAAAAAACCTATGCTATGGCGAGTGCTGCTGCTAAATCTAATGCTCAGGATATGGCTATGTATCTTGAGTTGATATCTGATAAAGTAGGCGACAAATTGGGGGACTATTTTAAGAAATTAAAATCAAAAGGTGGTCCGGATATATTCGGAGATACTCGTGCTATGGTAGAGCATATGAAGGTTATTCTAGGTGTATCTGATGAATTTGCTATGAAGATGATTGGTACAGTTAAGACCTCAAGAGAGGGAATTAAAAGAATGGCTAAGGATCTTGATGAGGTTCTTCCAGAGGGTAAGCGTTCTGAATTTGGTGATAAGATACAGGAGATTATTACTGATGGTATGAAAACAGGTCAGATGGATATGAAAGCAATAAAAGATGGTTTATCAGCATATGCAGGAGATATGGATGTAGGTAGAATTTACGATTATCTTGATAAATTTCCCAAGGCAGTCCAGGAATTCTTGGAAAAAGGTTATTCAGGAGTAATAAATAATATTGAAGATATTACTTTAAGTGCCCTTGGTAATGTAGAAAAAGTAACAGGTGAAGGTGACAAGGAGCAGGCTAGCAGATTAGATGATCTTGTAAAGAATACTCGTACCATTGAAGATTTTATTGGGATTAATAAAGAGAATGCAGAATATTTTCTTGCTGGTAATGATATTCAAAAAGGTGCTGCTCAAGCTGCTATTGCTACAGCACGAAGTACTGGTGCTATCCTGGGTTTCGTTACGGCTATAGCAAATAAAATGGGTGCTAAAGGAGTTAGAACTGAAGAAGAATTTAGAAAGAGTGAAGATTATAAAACTCTTGGAAAACTTATAGAAAAAGAGATGATACTTAGAAATGAATTAAAGAAAACTCCTTTAGAAGATAAAGAAAAACGCAGTGACATAGCACGTAGGATACAGGGTGTTGAGGGTATGAAAAGAGGTATTGCAGGAGCTAATCTCTATCAAGAAGCGGAGCTTCAGCAGCAGTCTGTTAAAAATGTTATGGCTATTTACAATAAAAAAGAAAAAATATTAACTCAATTAGCATCTGTAGAAAAAAAGGCTTCTGAATCTACAGGTGTTGAACGAGATAAACTAATGGCAACTGCTCAGTATCTTAAAGAAAAAAGAGATAAGTTTAAAAGGGAGAAGGCATACGGTGTAGATATCACAACTGAATCTGTAAAGCCTAATAAAGATTATAGAGCTATGTCAAGTGGTTATGCTCTTCTTAGTAAAGGCGATGTTGTGGTAAACGCTAGAAGCATGTCTATGGGTACAGGTGGAGATTTTGGTGCTTTTTCTCAGAGTGCTTTATCTAAAATGAAAAGTCCCACTTCAGGTAATGATAAGAATCAAGCTCCCGTTATCCCTGTAAATATTAACATAGAATCAATAACGGGTGATGCAGAGGATATTTTAAAAAAGATAAAGCCTGCGATAGAACAGTCTTTTGAAAGAATGTATTTCGATAAACAGAAAAGAAGGTAGTTTGAAATATGGCTGAAGAAAATACAACAATAGCGAACATAACTCCTGCTTCTTTTCAAAAATATATTAATGCTATAACTCTTCCAGAGGAATATAAAAAAGATGACCTTGATACTCTTCTTGTGTTAGGTCCCACTGAAAATTGGAAGATATGTCAAAGTTCAAATAATAATTTTTCTATTGTTGAATTAAGACCTCCTTATGTTAGAAAAGTCCCTAATGAAACTCCTATGATAATTGATTGGGTAGATTCTAATATAAAACCTATTCTTATTGAATATCAGGATGGATCGAGATTAGAAGCCCTTAAACTTACTCCTAATCCTGAATCAATGATTATAAATTCTGCAAAAAAAATAAATAGATATAATACCATGACTCGATGGGTGGAAGAGCATTGGGGAGATGAGATAGATTCTATAAATTTTTCGGGATCTACTTATTCTTTTAATGCTCGATTGAATCAAGATAATTACACAGGATTATCTTCTGTGAGTAGAAATTACTCAGAATCTTATAAACTACTCAAATCTTTAGTAAATATCTATAGAACTAATGGTTATTTATATCAAGAACCTAATGGTTATGCTTCTTCTCCTATGCCAATTGGATCTGTAGATGAAATGTATGATTATAGTGTTGTAAATAGATATTTATTACAGAATCCTTCTGCTACAGGTAATCATCCGAGACATGGTATGATTCGAGAAAGATTATATAATAGAATAAGTTTTGATTATGTGACTTTAATAGGATACTTTGAATCATTTGATACAACTGAATCTTCTTCTACTCCCTTTAGGCTTATTTATACTTCTGTTTTTAAAGCTGAAAAAACTATCTGGACTGTTGGAAAATGATAACTAGTAAAATACTTACACATACTCGTGATACATTAGAGGAACTTCTGTATAGGCAAGGTGGAAGTTTATTTTTTAATACCCTGGTAAATGATGAATTCTCTGTTGATATTAAGGATTGGAAAACTTCTGTTAATCTTCCTTCAGAGTATAAACCTTTCATTATATCAATATTTGATAGTGAAACTCAGTTAGACGTTATTTCTCTTATTTTATTCATTAATCCTGATGATATGGTTACAGGACAGCAGCAGAAATTTAACAATGCGTATACCCGAAAAGGGTGGGTAAATACGGCTTGGGGTAATGAACAAGCTACACTTTCAATAAGTGGTACATCAGCTGGATTCTATTTATATACAGGTTCTGGAGGGGGAGGTCTGACTAATGCTTATAGACGAAGGTCTCCAAGTTTTATTAATATTGTTGATATAGTGGGCATATTCAAAAATAATGGTTGGTATTTTTTAGATGGTGCTGAAAATCCTTCATATTTTAAAGATGGTACAAGTCGAGTTATTAATGTAATGGATAGCATAAAAATAGAATATGATGAATCAATTTATATAGGATCTTTTAATACTTTTACTTTGAATGATATTCCCACGAAGCCCTATTGTATGGATTATAACTTTGATTTTATAGTGTCAAGTTTTGGTGTAGATCTTCAGGGTATTGAAGGTCACGTCAAAAAGCAGGATAATTATCTTAATATTAACGTTCGTACGGCTTTACAGGGTGCTAATATTGGATTTAAGAGCATTTTAGGTTTAGATGAAGAGGAGCTTAATGAATATTATCCGGAAGAGAGGTATAATATATCAGATTATGATTATACTGATGAAGAAGCGAGAGGAGAAGAATCTTCTTCTGTAGCTAGAGGAGAAAAACCCGTATCTAAAATTCCGGAAGGAAGATTTTGGATTACTCGAGGATGGTTAGATGGTGAAGGGCATGAAAAAAAGTGTGACTTTAGGACGCATACCGGAAGAATTTATTCTGCTACAAGTGGCTCTGTAATTTATGTTCAAAAGAGCTACTCTTATGGTGGTTCTAATTATGTTTTGGTAAAATCTGTAAGTCCAGAGGGTAAATCTATTTATGTTCGATATTTTCATCTTCGTCCTCAGAGTATAAATTTAGTAAAAGGAGATCAAGTTGATATAGGTACTATAGTTGGTAGAGAAGGTACTGATGGTGGTAAATATCATCAACATTGTGATTTTGAAGTACGTGAAATAAGGGGGGGTAATTATAATTATAGAGATACACTTAGGATAGAAGCAACCCCGTATCTTAATAGGATGTGGAATACTTTACATGGTATGGCAGTTAATGGTAATAAAGTTATTAATGATGATCTTGCTTTAGATTTTACAGAGCTTTATGCTAAGCATGATGGTTTAGCTCAATATAGTCCACATCAGGTATTTCCAAAATAAAAAATTAAGGGATTAATGTAATGGCAATTGTAAGGTCCGGATTATTTACGCTTAAAGAGTTTAGTTATCGTAGGAATGTCCTTAAATTAGCTCCTGATGTTTTTGTTGTAATAAACGGGGCTTTGGCATCAAGAGTTATTTCTCCTATGGAAGCTAAGGGTACAAAGGACATCGATATACGAGGCGGTATTGTATCAGTAAATGTAAGTGCTGCTATATCTCCTCCAGGAGCATCAAGAGCTAGTATTGAAATTATAGCTCCAATGTATAAGGGACTACACGAAGATTATTATATAAGTATGCCTAATGGGACGAGAGTACCTTTTTTTATGCCTATGATGGAAGTTAAGATTTATATGAAAGGTAGATATCTCGAACCGGAGTATAATTATACTCCAAGATATTATCCTGTTTTTTGGGGTATGATTACGGGTGTACAAGAGAATTATTCTGATGGTAATTTTACTCTAAGTATTTCTTGTGAAGATTTTTTATGTTGGTGGAAGTACCAAAAAATTACCATTAATCCGAGTGTTCAAAGTTCCTTTTTTGGAGGAGCCACTCAATTAAGATTTCCCTCTGTTTTTGAAAAGATGTCTGCTTGGGAAATTATTTATGCTTTATTTGTAGATAACTTTTTTATACAACATAGAGAGAATGGAGCAGCAGCATATTACAATTTTGTTTATCCTAATTGGTCTAAGAGTGCTGAACTTCCTGATTCTATATTACCTACAAGAGATACTTTTGGACCTTTAACCGCAAATGTTATAGAATACTGGAATAAACGATTTGGTTTTGATGTTCCTAATTCAGAGGACCCTGTTCTTGTAAAAAATCAACTTGCGAATATCCCCTTAAAAATGTATGGTTTAAGAGGTCCTATTTCTTTTGAAACTGTTAAGAACAAGCTCTTAACTTTTTTGGATAAAAAAGATACTGATAAGCAAGATCATACCGATACAAGTGCTAAACTTGATCTTGACTTTGGATTACTAGCAAGAGTACAGCCCTATGGACTTTTTGATTTATTTGGTAATGGTGCTGAAGCTACCGTGTTTTCTAAAATAGAGATTGCGACCACTATATGTGAAAAAACGTTTATGGAATTTTTTGTTGATACAAATGGAGAGATCGTTTTTAAACCTCCTTTTTATAATCTTGATGTAGCTTCTGGAAATGTTCCTTATTATCGCGTAGGACCTAATGATGTAATAAATTACAATGCGTCATTTGATTCGAATTCTATTATAAATTACCTTGTAGTGACAGGTCCTAGGTATCAATCATTGTCGTCTCTTGAAGCTGTAGGGTTTCATGCTGACTTTGCGTCTATTGCTAAGATGGGTATAAGATCTGAGCAGGTTAGTGTACCATATGGCATGAATGCAAAGCAATTAAAAATGATAGCTGCAGCAGAGATGGCACGGAGAAATGGTCAAGCATATACAGGTAGTGTCTCTATACCATTAAGACCTGAAATTAGATTAGGGTATCCGGTTTATTTAGAGCATATAGATACTTTTTATTATGTAACAGGTATAAATCATAATTTTACTTTTGGATCAGCAGCTACGACTGACCTTTCCCTTCAATTTAAAAGAGAGAGAGTATTTGATGATGGTAATAGTCGTATTCCAGGTTCAGTAAGAGGGGATGTTTTATACTCTTGTGTTTTACGGGATAAAGAGACCGAGATGTCACAGTATATAAAAGATTCTCAAATGTCTGATGCTGAGATTGCAAATTATTTAAAGCAGGGGTTTTTAACTGAGGATCAGATAAGGGTTCAAGGTCTTCAAATTATTAGTAAAGAGCTTAAAAAGGGTACATTTCCGGAGTCTAAGTATGATTATAAGGATATAGATGCTTATATCAATGAATTAAAAAAACAAATAGCCTCCGAAGAATCAGGAGTATATAGTGGACCGGGAATAGTTGGGTTGTGGCGGTTAGAAAGAGCTAAAGTTAGACAGAGAACACAGGATCAGGTTAATCAAGCAGGAGACGATGCTACATTTACGTCAAATGAACTTGTTATGATTACGGGAGATTCTGTTCCATATACGGATAAACTTGGATATCGTCACATTGGAACTTTCCCTTATGGTGCTAATTTAGTTTTGACTAAAAACGGTCAAATGAGAGATCTTACTACCTCTACAGGTAGAATTAACCAGGAAATCGATATAGTACTTAATGCCTCTGGTTTGAGAGATAAAGATTGTTCTTGTGGGGTTAGTAGTGAAGCTAATCAAGGATTAGATGGAGAACTTGAATCTGTAGATACTTATGTAGAAGAAAGTTCTGAAGTAATTTCATCTGCACATAAAGATTATATAGATGATCTATATAAAAATGTAGATGATAAACGTCAAGCTATGAATCCCCAGAGTAATCCTAACATGTATAATTATGATAGACCTACGGAGGGATTAGTACAGAGAAATGATATAGAGTTAGCGACCAGGACTATGATAGATGTTCCAAGTAATAATCCTGATCCATGTACAAGAGAAACTAATCAAAACGAATCTACATATAGTGGGTAAAATATGGCGGCTCCTAAAAGAAGTTCTATAAATCTTCCTGGTAGACAAATAGCTCCTAATGAGAATCCTTCATTTAGTGCTATGAAACCTCAAGACATTACTTTTTTAGTAGGTGATATAAAAAGTGTCGATATAGATCGTCAAAAGATAATAGTAGATTTTAGAGACAACTATGGTAGTGGGATAGCTATAGATATTACTCAACCTTTTTTCGGTACCAATAGTTTTATACAAGCTACTCCTCAAGTAAATTCTATTGTTCTTGTAGCAAATAGAAATGGAGACTATTTTCCTATAGCATATCTTCCTAGTTATTCATTTGGTTTGGAAGGTAAAAATGTTAAAGTATGGGCTGATAATGTAAAAACTCAAAATAAAAACGAAGTGTTCTTTAAAGGAAAGAAGCTAAGAGAAGGATGGATAGCTTTATCCTCTAAAGACGATATAGAAGTTTTATTAAGTAATCATTTTAAAGTAAGTCATAGTAAGGGAAATAGCTTTGTATTGCGTCCGGAAGATAATGCTATTATTAATACCTCCAATAATAATTATGTTTTTAGTGGGGGTGTTTGGAGGAATGCTGGAATAGTATGTCGTAATAGTATAAGCCCTATAGATTTTGCTGATATCCCCAATGTTTTTAAAAGTGCTCGAATAAATGGTAAAGACTCATATGCTATAAGACCATATAATTCTGATGATTCTTCAGATCCCTATTTAACTGAGTATCTTCTTGAAGTAGGGGATAGAGATTTTAGTACCTCTCCAATGAATGATGTAAACTTCAGTTCTAATAAAACTATACGTAAACCGATAGCTATTTTTTCTTTAGGTAATTTAATAGGTAATAACCCTAATGATGGAAATTATGGGAGAGTCTTAAGACCTATAGTGTTTTCAGATCCTGATGATAATATAGGAGATTTTTCTTTAGAGCCTATATCTCAAGAGGATTTAGATACTTATGCTGCAGCAGTTACCTTATATAAACCCGATAGAACGAATCCTGATTCTGGAGCGTATTTTGGAATAGATAAAGAAGGTCATTTTTATCAGTTTATTCCTTCTGCTACTGGTGGAGGTTTGGGTAAAGGCAGATCAATGTCTATTCTTGCTCGGGGTAGTAAGAAAGAGATATGGGGTCAAGATTCCCAGTATGCTAATTCATGGGATCTTAAGACTGTGGGCGGAATAAAGTGGGATATAGGTACTCACAATGAACGAGATGGGAATCCATATAGTAATCGGAGTATGGACATAAGAACCAGTAAATCAGTGTTCTTCATGTATGGTTCGAATCTCTCTCCGGATATAGCTGATTTTGATAAAAAAGATACGATTATTGACAATGTAAGAAAATATTATAAGATTGAAAAAGTAGGAGGATACGAGAGGAAAGAGATAACGGGTACTCGTGAGAGTATTATAGGGGGATCCGATAAGTTATCTATAAAAGGGGCTAAGATAGAAAGAATAAGTGGAGCATGTACTATCAATGTAGGTTCGGGATATAATGTGATAGTAGGTGATGCTTTTACTGAAAAAGTTACTAAGGAAAAAAATGAGAATTTTGGTAATCGAAAGACTATCATCAATAGTGGGAATTCTGAATTAAAGATAAACTCTTTAAAGGGTGATAT